GGTTTCCATCCTGTGCATTGGCAATGTGGTGTGGATGGAAGATGAAAACGGCGACGTGATTGCCGCCTGACGGGAGGAGTACATGGCATCTATCTATGGCAGCACCAATAAGGGCTGGCGTCTGCGGCTGGACTGGTCCATTACCGGCCAGTCTATCGCCAACAACACCAGTACTCTGAGTCTGGCGCTCTGGATATATGACGGGAGCGGATACAGCCAGAACGAAAGTTCCGGCGAGGCTTACTATATCCTACAGGGAAGCAAGTCCTGGAGCCCATATAATTACAGCTCGACCGGCTGGTACAAGCTGGGCAGCAGATCTATCACGGTCAGCCACAACGCCGACGGCACAAAGAGTCTCGCATTGACAGCAGAATGGGATTGCGGGTTTGATAGTTCCTATACGCCTCGCCACCTCTCTCTGTCGGAGACGGTAACGCTGACTACCATCCCCAGAGCGTCCACGGCTACCGTCTCCGGCGATACACTGGGGACGGCGCTGACCATCACCATCAAGAGAGCCAGCGGCGGATTTACACACCGGCTGTACTACTCCTGCGGCCAGCTCGGCAAACAGACCATCGCCACTGGGGTAGGAACGTCCTATAGCTGGACACCGCCGGTGTCTCTGGCTCAGCAGGCCCCCAATGCCGCCACGGTGGCGGTGGCGCTGCTGGTAGAGACGTACAATGGGAGTACATATGTAGGAGCATCTACCCTGCAGCTGTCGTTGGCCGTGCCAACGAATGTGGTGCCGTCGCTGACGGTGGCTCTCAGTGACCCTACCAACGTAAGCACCACCTACGGCGGTTATGTGCAACTGCGAAGTAAGCTTAAGGTGGCATTGACCGCATCCGGGGCGCAGGGGAGTACCATCAAGACGTACAGTGTCAAGGTGGGCAGCATCTACGCAGGAGTCTCCGCCACCGGCACTACGGACTACCTGCCGGATGCCGGAACGCTGACCGTCACCTGTTCTGTGACCGACAGCCGAGGCCGAACCACCACAAAGACCCAGAGTATTACGGTGCTGGCCTACGCACGCCCTACGGTCTCAGCCATCACGGCGGCCCGCTGCAATGCCAACGGTACCGCCAATCGGGCAGGGACATATGGCAAGGTGACGTTTTCCGGGGCTGTGACGTCACTGAGCGCAAAGAATAGCGCCACCTATGCGGTACAGTATCGAGAAGTCGGCGCTGAGGATTGGACCACGGCAGGACGCCCGGCGGCGGGAGAGTATACTCCCACGGACGTATCCGTAGTATTTGCGGCGGACAAGAGCAAACGCTATGAGGTGCGTGTGGTGGCGACGGATGCATGGGAGAGTGTGGGCTCCTCGCTGAGAGATCTGCCGGCGGCCTATGCGCTTTACCATCTGGCAAAGCATCTGCTGTCTGTGGGGCTGGGCCGCCTCTGCGATAAGGCCAATGCCATACAGGTAGGGCTATCCGCCTACTTCGATCGAGACGTGCAGATAGATGGCACCCTGGTGGTAGGAGGGGCAACGTTGCTGGATTATACTCATCCGGTGGGGAGTGTATATATCTCTACTGCGGCCACCGACCCGGCCGATCTTTTTGGCGGCGGGACATGGGAGCGTATAAAGGATGTATTCTTGCTGGCGGCGGGTGATACATTCGCAGCTGGCTCCACCGGCGGCGAGGCCAGCCACACCCTGACGACAGCGGAAATGCCGAGCCATACGCACAATCCGGCCAATCAAGCAGGGTATTACGGCTTTATCACCAACAGCCAGAAGGCGTTCACCGTGGGTGATATGGGCGTTCAGAGCGGCAGCGGGCGGTACTATCCCTACGCATCGGCGGCATTTGACATCAGTCGAAACACGGAGACCGGTGCGACCGGCGGCGGGAAGGCGCATAACAATATGCCGCCATATCTGACGGTGTATGCTTGGCGGCGAACAGCCTAATCGTCTCGCTGCAGGTCAGTGGGAAATGGCGGGTGTAAGGAGGTGATACCACCTTATAACATAGCTACACACAACGAGAGCAGCCCTGGAAGAGGGCGGAAAGTGAGGAATGAAAAATGCACGAAAACACAATTAAAGCAGTGCTGGCGGCGGCACTGGGGGCGCTGTGCTCCTATGCGCTTCAGCTGGTTATCCCGGTGCTGGTGCTGGTGGCGGTGATGTTGCTGGACTATGTTACAGGCATGGCCAAGGCGTATAGTGCCGGCCAACTCAGCAGCCGTATCGGCCTGCTGGGCATCCTGAAAAAGCTGGGGTATCTGGTCATCGTCGGGGTGGCCGGCGTGGTGGACTGGTTGATCCGGTATGGCCTCGCCAGCGTAGGCGTGGAATTCAAGGCGGAGTTTTTGATTGCGGTCATTGTGATCGTCTGGCTGGTCATCAATGAATTGATCTCCATCCTGGAGAATGTGGCAGCACTTGGCGGTCCGGTACCGGAGTTTCTGCGGAAACTGATTCGGCGGCTGAAAGTAAATATCGAGCAGAAAACGGCTCAGCTGGAAGATGGTGATGACAATGCCTAAGGTGTATCTGTCCCCGGCGTATCACTACTGGAACCCCTGTGCCGTGGCGGGGTGTGACGAGACCACCCACAACAATCTCTATCTGGATGTGCTGGAGCCGTATCTGGCGGCCTGCGGCATCCAGTATAAGCGGGGCCCACGGCGGACGCCCAAGTCCAGTGAGGACGGAGACGCCCTGATGCTGCAGGCGGTGCGGGAATCCGATGCGTGGGGAGCTGATGTTCACTACGTCAGCCACACCAACGCCGCCAACGGCAGCGTCCGGGGCTACCGGCCCATGATCTATCCCGGCTCTACCGGCGGGCGGAAGCTGGCGGAGTGCATCCTGAAGTATCGCCGGAAGATCTACGACCAGCCCATCCAGCTGGAGGAGACTGATTACTGGTACGAACTGCGAGCTCCGGCGGCGGTGAGCTTCTACGAGGAGCACGTATTCCACGACAACGCCGCCGACGCTCAGTGGTTCCACAGCCATATGGGCGCTATTGCAGAGGCCACCTGCCGGGGCCTGTGCGAATATTTCGGCATCGAATACCGGGCGCCGGGCACTAAGCCCGCACCCGCACCTACACCGACAACTAAGGAGGAGACGATCAACATGGAGCTGCGTATGCTGCGCCGTGGCATGGAGGGCAACGACGTCCGGGCCGCCATGCTGCTGATGAAGGACAAGGGCTATTACCCCGACACCATTTGGGAGGGCGACAAGCTGTTCGGCCCCAAGATGGAGGCCGGTCTGCGGAAGATGCAGGCAGACCACAACCTCGGCGTGGACGGCATCCTCGGTGCCGCCAGCTGGGGCTATCTGCTGGGCCGGTAAACTCGCCATAAAAGCAGGAAAACGGACACCGTAATGGTGTCCGTTTTCCTGCTTTTTCGTCGTCTTTTGAGGGATTTCAAGATTTTCGGCAGATGCGATACTACCAATCTACTACCAATAAAAACCTTGTAACCCGCATGAATAAAGGGTTTGTAAATGAATGGCATTCAAGAGGTCAGCGGTTCGATCCCGCTTATCTCCCGCAGGGCAAAAGGGCTTGCAGAAAAGACGCTGGAAAGCTATTCCTCCCAATGGAAAGCCGTGGCGCGGCACTTGGACACGGGGATGGACGTTGCCGCGCTCCAAAAGGCAGATTTGGACGCTATGATTGTTTCCATGCGGGACGCGGGGCTTTCTCCCAACAGTATTAACAGCTACACGCGCGTTTTGAAATCCTTTTTCTCTTGGTGCAATGAGCAGGGGATGACCCGTCTGAATATCCCCCTGTACAAGGCCGAGGAAACGGTAAAGGAAACCTATTCGGACGCGGAGCTGACCGCGCTTCTGAAAAGCCCGATATTTGCAAAACGACTTTTGCGGAATATCGGGACTGGATGATTATCGACTTTCTTTTGAACTGCGGGAGCCGCGCCGCAACGGTCAGGGCGATACAAATTCGGGACGTGGATTTGGACGGCGGCGTTGTGTTCTACCGCCACACGAAGAACAGGAAAGCGCAGGTCATTCCCCTTTGCAGCCCCATGATTGCCATTCTGCGGGAGTATGGGCGTTACCGTGGCGGGGAGCCTACGGATTATCTCTTTTGCACGGAAACGGGAACACAACTGACGGAGAACGGCTTGCGGCAATCTATTGCAAGATACAACACGCAGCGCAGCCGCTGCCTATTTGCAATATAATTGTAAATCAACATCCATCCGATAATCGGGAAAAGGGCTTGCTTTTTCCGACGGCGGTGGGTATAATATTACATTGTTTTAGCGGGTCATCCCGCCGTATTTTTGTAATGTGACAAGGAGTGTGAGACAATGACCGAGGAACGAAACACCGCCGCCCCTGAGACGGAGGAGAGCAGAAACTTTATTTTGAACCTAATCGACCAGGACATCGCAGAGGGTGGTCAGTTCCAGGGACAGACCGTCCACACCCGGTTTCCGCCGGAGCCCAACGGCTATCTGCACATCGGACACTGCAAGGCCCTGTGCATCGACTTCGGCACCGCCGAGAAGTTCGGCGGTCTCTGCAACCTCCGCATGGATGACACCAACCCCGCTAAGGAGGACACCGAGTACGTGGACGCCATCCAGCAGGATATCCATTGGCTGGGCTTTGACTGGGGCGACCGCTTTTTCTACGGCTCCGACTACTTCGAGAAGGACTACGAGTATGCCGTGGAGCTCATCAAGAAGGGGTTGGCCTACGTCTGCGAGCTGACGCCAGAGGAGTTCAAGGCTAACCGGGGCGACATCGGCATCCCCGCTACCTCCCCCTATCGGGATCGGCCTATCGAGGAAAATCTGCGGCTGTTCGAAAAGATGAAGAACGGTGAGGTGGAGGAGGGAAAGATGACCCTCCGGGCCAAGATCGATCTGGCCAGCGGCAATCTGAATCTCCGTGACCCCATCATCTACCGCATCCGCTTCATCAATCATCACCGGCAGGGTACCAAGTGGTGCATTTACCCCATGTACGACTTTGCCCACCCCATTCAGGATGCTCTGGAGGGCATCACCCACAGCCTGTGCTCACTGGAGTTCGAGTCCCACCGACCGCTGTATGACTGGGTGGTCAGCAATGTCTCCATCCCCTATTACAAGCCCCGGCAGATCGAGTTTGCCCGTCTGGGCATTGACCACACGGTGATGTCCAAGCGCAAGCTGCGTCAGCTGGTGGAGGAGAAGCTGGTCTCCGGCTGGGATGACCCCCGGATGCCCACCCTGTGCGGCCTGCGCCGCCGGGGCTACACCGCCCGTTCCATCCGCAATTTCTGCGAGCGCATCGGCGTGGCCAAGTCCCCCAACACCGTGGAGTACGACTTTCTGGAGCATTGCCTGCGGGAGGATCTCAACGCCACGGCCCAGCGCACCATGGCGGTGCTGCACCCGGTGAAGCTCACGGTCACTAACTATCCGGAAGGACAGAGCGAGACCTTCACCGTGGAGAATAACCCCACCGATCCCACGCAGGGTACCCATGAGATCACCTTCGGCCGCCACCTGTGGCTCGAGACGGAGGATTTTCTGGAGATGCCTATTCCCAAGTATAAGCGCCTGTACCCCGACGGCCCGGAGTGCCGTTTGAAGGGTGCCTACCTCATCCGCTGCACCGGCTGTGTCAAGGACGAGAACGGTCATGTGACGGAGGTGCTGTGCGAGTACGACCCCAACAGCCGGGGCGGCGACCCCGCCGACGGACGCAAGGTCAAGGGCGCTACCCTCCACTGGGTGGATGCCGACAACTGTCTGGATGCCGAGGTGCGGCTGTACGACAACCTGTTCTCCGATCCCCAGCCCGACGGCCCGGACAAGAATTTTCTGGACTGCCTGAATCCCGACTCCCTGATGGTGCTACGGGGCTGCAAGGTGGAACGCAGCATGGCCGCTGTGGCAGAGGAGTTCGACCGCCGGGAGAACCGTACCGGCGTCAACGCACCCACCTTCCAGTTCATGCGGACCGGCTATTTCTGCATGGATAACCGGGACTGCACGGCGGAGCATCTGGTGTTCAACCGCAGCGTTTCTCTGAAGGACAGCTTCAAGAAGTAAAGAGGAGCTGTCGGAAAACAAACGAAGGCCCGGAGGTCACAGACCTCCGGGCCTTTTGGCTAAAGCCCCTTGGGGGGTTATTTTTTTCGGTTCAGCAGCCGCATCACCGTCATCACGGCACCGAACAACACACCGGCCACCGTCCAGATGACCCAACTCCGCTCCGGCGGCACCTCCAGCGGCTCCTTCTTCAGAAAGGCGTACTCCTTTTCGCCGCAGGACAGGAACAGCGCCACGGCCACCAGCAGAGCGCACAGTCCGGTTCCGGCGGCGGGCCTCCTCCGTGATGGCAAAGCGGGTGTTCTGACTTATCCCTATCAGCAAGAGCAGCGGGATAGGGGAGAGGATGCAGAGAAAGGTGGCCAGAGCGATCCGGGGAGTGCAGCGGTGCAGCCGTAAAGGGGCAGATGACAAACAGCGAGGGCCAACGGCCCTCGCTGTTTGTTGCTGTTTACTTTTTCTTGCCGCCGTGGGAGGCCTTCATGCGCTTTTC